CATTATGAGAAACCCTTTCATCCTGAGATTGGTTCTCAGGTAAATTCTCTATTGTTTGAGCCATTTTCTCCCATGCTTCAGGCTATGTTGACCGAGGCCATTAAGAATACTATTACCAATTATGAACCTCGAGGTGATCTTCTGAATGTAATAGTAAACGCCAATCCAGATAACAATTCTTTGTATGTCTCAATAATCTTTAAGATCATCAATACAGAAACACCAATCTCAGTCGATCTAGTTTTGGAAAGAACGCGCTAATGGCTAATAGTAAAATCAATGTAACCGATCTAGATTTTGATCAGATCAAGAACAATCTAAAAGAGTATCTTCGTGGTCAATCTGAATTTACCGATTATGACTTTGAAGGGTCTGCTCTCTCAACACTTCTTGATGTTCTTGCGTATAACACTCACTATCAAAGTCTGTATTACAATCTGGTAGTCAATGAATCGTTCCTAGACTCTGCTTCTAAGCGCTCTAGCGTCGTTTCCAAGGCTCATGAATTGGGTTATACACCCAAGTCAATTTCAAGTGCTAAGGCATATATCAATATCGTTATGATCAATAATCAGTTGAGTGCACCTGATATCATTGAGATTCCAAAGTATTCACCATTTACTGCAAGCATTGACGGCTCGACTTATACGTTCTATTCAACCGAAACACACTTAGCTCAACGTGATGGTTCTGTCTATACATTCCCAAATATAACAATTCGTGAAGGGACCCCTCTTTCATATCGATATGTTATAAACGAATCCAATACAAGAGCTGTAATCATACCTAACTTGAATGTCGACACTAGTACAATTCTAGTCAAAGTTCAAGAGAATGCAGAGGTTGTTGATTTTTCCACATTTGTGCAGAGTGACACAATTCTGAATATAAATGGCACCAGTAAGGTGTTTTTCTTAAAAGAACTATCTAGTGGTCAGCATCAACTACAATTTGGTAATGATGTTATTGGTCAGGCTCTTAGGCCGGGCAATATCGTCACGATAGAATACTTTGTTAGCAAGGGCTCTTTGGCAAACGGATGTAGATCATTTTCATATGGCGGACAATTATTACCTAATACAACTGCAAGTGTTCTGACGATTGATCCTGCATTTGGGGGCTCTGAGGGCGAATCCATCGAAGACATTAGATATAATGCACCGAGATTTTATACTGCTCAGAATAGATGTGTTACAACCGAGGATTATAGATCGACTATAACAATGATGTATCCATTGGTGAAAAGTGTTAATGTGTGGGGCGGAGAAGATAATGATCCACCTAGCTATGGCACGATCTTTGTCTGTCCTATTAGTCGAACTGGTCAAGCATTAGCAGAATCTGAAAAGAATGAGTTACTGTCATCAGTCATTAACCCAAGAAAATCTATCACAACCAAAATCGCGATTGTTGATCCAGATTTCATGGATGTTGAATTGGCTGTATCGTTCTATTATAATGCAAATCTGACAACCAAGACATCAACTGATCTGAGTAAGCTTGTTCAAGATTCCATTCTTAGATACAATAATGATTATCTAAATATTTTTAGCGGTATTCTTAAACACTCTCAGTTGTCTAGATTGATCGATGATTCCGATGATGCTATTATTAGTAATATCATAACTTTAAAATCTAGAGTCTATATTACACCAAACTATAATCAGATTAGCAGCTATAAGATCAATACGAATAACCCCATTTTTAACTCGGGTGTTGCTGGTGAATCTGTGTTATCTGATGGGATAGTAACATCGTTATCACCTCAACTATGCTATATCGATGATGCTCCAGTCGCTGGGTCAACTGTCGGTAATCTTCGATTGTTCTATATCGAAAATAACATTAAGAAAATTGTTAACCCTAATATAGGATTTGTAGATTATTCTACTGGAGCTATTACAATTAGTAACATCAATATCATATCATCGATAAATACTCAAGTGGCTTTAACAGTAAAAACCGAGTCGAATGATATCGTGTCGATGAAGAACCGCATTGTTAGAATTGATCCAATCAAGTTATCGATAACACCAATCATTCAGTCTAATTATACAGATTACCAATTCACCTCTAGCAGAAAATAAAAATGACTAAGGTTAGTATCGCTCATCAAGTCCCTAATCATGTTCAGGCGAACTATCCGGCCTTTGTTGAATTTGTCCAAGCCTATTATGATTGGCTAAAGAATGAGCATCTATCGAATGGTGTTGAGACAATTGTCGACATCGAAGAAACACCCGAACAATTTATCAAGTATTTCAAGAGACAATTAGCTAGAGATATCCCGGAAGAGATTCATTGTTGCCGACGGCTATTTTATCAGAAGATAAAAGACCTATATAACGCTAAGGGTACCGAGTCTGCATATAAACTTTTATTCCGATTAGTTTATGGGTTGGAATCTGATGTTGTATATCCATCAGAGCAGGTTTTGCGGGCGTCTGATGGTCGATGGAAACAAGATATTTCTCTTTTTGTGTCCATAAATTATGGTGATATCAATGACATTTTTGAAAAGTCTGTTGATATCCAAACGCCAGTGAATAGATTCAAAATCTATGTGAATAGATTAGTCGAGATTGCCGATGGTGTTTATGAAGTCTTTATAGACAAACGGTATTCTGGATCAATCACTGTTGGGAGCTATATCATCACCTCAACAGTACGGGCTACAGTTGTTTCAACTCTAAACTCGGTTAAGATATTATCGCCGGGCGCTGGCTTTAAGATCGGAGAAATCTTCACAGTATCATCGCCCAGCGGCTCTCCATCTGTAGTCAAGGTGATGGAAGTTTTACCTGGTGGTGGTTTGAAACGGGTTCAGCTAATACAATTTGGATATGGGTATAAGTCGGCATTTGTCAATTATACCCTATCATCAAAGAACTCTGGAATAACTGTAGTAACCCCGTTTACCGAATCTTCGGAATCTGGTGTTAGTTCAAGTGAATTCTATTATGATATCACCGAACAAGGTTTTATCAATAGACAGACATATCTACAGACCAATATAATGGATGCCCCCGCATGGGATTCTACATATGTGGGAGAGGTTATTGGCGAATTCATTTATGATAACACTCAAAGTGGTATAGATATAGATCTATATGCAAAGTTATCATTTGATCTTGGGCCAATTGCTAAATATCCGGGATATTATACATCAAATGATGGTTTCTTGAATGACTCTATCTATATTCAGGATAGTTACTACTATCAAGATTTTTCATATGTGATTCGAATCAATCAACAGTTGGATCAATATAAAGAGTTACTGAAGTCAGCGATCCATCCGGGTGGTTTGGCGTTATTTGGTGAATTTGATATATTCAATAACTTTAAGTTAGACATTCAACTTAAAGAATCGGGCTAGTTCACAAACGTTTTTTAAGCAATAGTTTCATTTTGGAGAACACCACATGAAGATCAAGGATGATCTAAAAATTTCTGGTGAATTGGTTATTATTGTTACTGACAAAAGTGGTCATATCACGCAGTCGATGAAAGTGCCCAATCTGGTCGTGACAGCCGGTAAGCAATACATCGCATCTCGTATGGCTGGAACTACAGCCGCGGTTATGTCTCACATGGCTATCGGTAGTGGAACGGCGGCAGCTAATGCGAACAATACAGCACTTGGTAATGAGCTGGGTCGAGCTGGATCACCACTATTTTCATTCCAAGCATCGGGTAATACTATTACAGCTACTGCAACATTCGTGGAAGGTGTTGGTACTGGGGCTATCTCAGAAGCTGGTATCTTCAACGCTTCATCTGGTGGCACTATGCTATGCAGAACAGTGTTTCCTGTTGTAAATAAACAAGCTAGTGATACAATTGCAATCACTTGGACAATCACTATTTCTTAAGGTTTATCCATTATGACATCATCTATTCTAAAAGACGCTTTTCATAACACCATTGCCGATAGTGTCTATAAAGAAGCGATGACTGGTGTTGCGAAATATTACTATTATTTGGGCCGCACTACACCATGGCTAAATGATCTTTCCCCTGAGACACCCGTGGAAAGTGTAGCCTATGATCGAGCAATCCGTAATGACATCATTATGGTTAAAGAAATCAAGCCGACTGAGATTTCATATGTCAGTCGGAGAATTGATTGGGTTCAGGGTGAGGTGTATGATGAATATGATGATCAATATAGTACAGAAGTTCAGGGTATTGATCTAATTAATGGTGGATCGGGTTATTCAATTGCGCCAAAAGTCTATATTGGCTCTACAGAAGCTCAGACTTGGCGACCAAATACCATCTATGAAGGATTGGAACTGCTATCGATTGATGGTAGATATTATATTGTTGATGTTGGTGGTATTAGCGGCGATCAGAGTCCTTCACATACGAGTGGTATAGTGTCAAATGGGTCAACTCGGTTACGGTCTGTGCTCGTTTCTGACGGTAATGGGTTTGGTGCCACGGCTGTTTGTAGTGTGTTTGATGGATTCA